AGTGGTATGGATGTGATTGTGCAAATTGAGAAAATTAACACTCGGAATGAGAATGTGGGTTGGATTAAAGTTGAATTTACTGATAATAATAGTGCTCAGGTTCAAACGCACGGGAAAATACAAGGAGGAGATTTGTTGGATTTACGTGTCGTTTATTTTCATAACGCTAATATTAATGGTAGTCCAAAGATTCGTCAATTTATTCCTTCGCTTAAGGAGTTTATGAGTGTTATTAATGGTCGGGAGTTACCTGCGGATGTAATGGATTCTGAAGTGGTGGATGATATACCAGTTATTTTGGGTGGAAAGTTAGTTGATTTTACGGAGGATTACTACACGAATGGGAAAGTAGTGTTTCCTATGTTGTACGTTAAGTCTAGTACAGAAGAGCGAACTAAAGCTGGTGATTGTGGTAGACCATACTTTGTGCGTGATTTGCGTGAAAACAAGCCGCTGGTTGCGATGCATAGCGCAATTATAGGTGGTCGTCAATCTCCACTTGGCGCTACTCCTCTTATATTGGAATTTATAGATGAGGCGCTGCAATCGATTGATTGTGTTAAGGTTAGGCCTTTGGTTGAAAACGGGTACTTACAAGGTAGTCGTGTTCTTAATAAATTCTTTGATTCAGATATCCATGTTGAAAGTGAAGTTAAGATTAAAGATCATGTTGTCAAAAGCTTTACCCCTAGTAATACTGACAAACGTAAATGGTTGTGTCATCCCGATTGGGTTGATGGATATATGCCTTCATGGAAGGGTGTACGTCCTGGGCGTCATGCCCTGTACAGTAATGCACAAAAGCAAGCACCATTAGCCAAAAAATTTGTTTCTCTTGTTGAGCAACGTAAGTGTGTTAAATGGTATGTTGCTAAATTTAATCAAGATCGGGACGTAAGTTTATTGAGCGAGTATGAGGTGTTGAATGGTACGAGTGTTATGCAACCGCTTGTTTTAAATACTAGTTGCGGTTACATAAGTAAATGGTTCAAGGATGGAAAGAAGGAAATTGTAGCCTTGAAGAATGAGGTTCGTGAATTCACCGACGTAGCAAGAATGCGTATTATTCCCATATATGATATGACGTT